CTACTGTTGAGACTTGGTTAGCTTCTACAAATTACCCACTTTGGCGTAAGGAACAGCTCCTTAAAAAGTGGAAGAAAATAGGTGGTGTTTTGTCTAAGAAACACTATAAGGTTAAGTCTTTTATGAAAGATGAATGTTATGAAGATTGGAAACATGCCCGTGGCATTAATTCCAGAACAGATGAATTTAAGTGTGCTGTTGGACCTATTTTTAAACTTATCGAAAAACAATTATTTCAATTAGATTATTTCATTAAGAAGGTTCCCGTTCGAGACAGACCTAAATATATACATGATAGGTTGTATCGAAATGGTTATAAGTATGGTGCTACTGACTATACTGCATATGAAAGTCATTTCACGCCTGAGTTTTTTCGGGCTTGTGAATTTCAATTGTATGATTTTATGACCATGAATCTTAATGAACATGATTCCTTTATGTGGCTCATGAACAATGTGTTAGCTGGTACTAACCATTGTATTTTTAAACATTTTTCTGTTAAACTCAAAGCTAAGCGAATGTCTGGCGAGATGTGTACTTCACTTGGTAATGGTTTCTCAAATTTGATGTGTCTTTTATTCTTATCTGAACTAAAAGGTTCTACTAATGTTGTTTGTGTCATAGAAGGGGATGATAGTCTCTTTACTATGGATGGTGAATTTCCTACCGTAGATGACTTCAAACAACTTGGATTTACCATTAAGATGGAAATCCATGATGACATTAATACTGCAAGTTTTTGTGGTCTTGTTTTCGATACAAAAGATTTACTCAACGTTACTAATCCTATAACCGAAATATTAAGTTTTGGTTGGACAAATTCTAGGTATGCTCGTTCTAAGGATAATAAATTGAAAGAATTATTGCGTTCAAAGGCGCTTTCTTTATTTTATCAGTACCCGGGTTGTCCTATTTTACAATCACTCGCTCTTTATGCTTTACGAATTACAAAAGGTTATCGTGCTAAGTTCTATACTCGTAATCAATATGAACTTGACCAATACACTGAAGCTGTACAATACTTCTCTGAATTTGGTATTTCTCCCATTGCAGTCCCATTTAATACTCGATTGCTTGTGCAACGTCTTT